TTAAATATAAATTAGTCAAACTTGTACATAAAAAAAGAACCCCCTAAAAAGGGGGAACTAATGTTTACTACCATATTAAAACAAACCAAATCCTAAGCAATAGGTACAACGGCTGTAACTTTTGGAGCTAACTCCTTTTCGTTACCTGTGAAGGTTAAGGTGTAACCACTTCTGTCTCCGAAAGCTGTACCTGAACCACTACCGCCACCTGTTAAATCTAAGCCGTAGCTTTGACCTAAAAACCATTTGTCTCCGTTATTATCTACAACAATAACAGCTAAACGATTCTTTGCTAACAACAAGATTTCATTTCTTGTGTTAACTTGCAATTTATTTAAAATTACTTCCAAAGTTTGAGCATAAAATACTGTACCGTTCTGTACATTAGTATTTACTGCTTCTGCAAAGTTAGAACTTTCTTTCACAAGTTCATATTGGTAAAATTTCTTACCTACATCCATTGTAAGAGTAGTTACAACTCCTGATGCGACAGTAACTGTACCTAAATCTTCCCATGGAGCAAAATATACTGATTGTAAGCCTCCTATACTATCTTTACAATCTAGGGTATATCCCTGAGTTAAAGCACATGGCATATTGTTAAATTTAAAATGTTTATAAAATTAGGGGAGTGTTACCTCCCCTTATTAATTATGCTGATTTCTTCCAAAATACAACTTCATCAGTGAATGCTAATTGGCAACCTAGCTTAAATTCTACTACAAATCTCATTTCATCTGCCTCTTTTGCATAGAACAACTCAAACTTATCTTGCTCGTTCAACATATCTGTACCAAGGTACATATTGCTCATACATACACCAACCATGTAGTCAGTACCGTTTAAGCCGTTAACACCGATTAACTTAACATTTGTACCCGGAACTGTAACTTCCATGTTAGCAGCATCAACTGCATAGTGGAATAAATTAGCTTCACGAAGTGCTACAATATATTCTCTGAATGTATCGTTACCTGCGAAGATTACAAAATCATCTTTGTCTAACAATGCAGCAGGGATTGATAAGAAAATATCATCTACTGCTTGTCTTACATTTGACTTAGTCAAAGTAGTTAATGCACTAACATTACCATTGATAGGGTCTCCTGCACCACCGAAACCTAGTGCGTTGATAATAGTCGCAAAACCATTAAATTTATTTAGGTTAGCTGTACCACTAGCGGTATCGCCTTGCCAAATCGCAGTTTCTAATGCTGCACCAATTTTAGCAATCTTTTGGTTGCTATACTCAGTTGCATAAGCCATGTAATCGTATTGGCTACCTTCTTTCAATGCTTTTTGAGTGTATTTAGCTTCAAATACCTTAGGGCAGATTGCTTCTTGAATCTTAATCTTACCTACTGTAATTGTTCTTTGCGTAATAGTAGTAGTACCACTAGCATTGAAACCGCAAGTACCACCTGATTGAAATACTGCATCTGTTGTTAAAATATTGATTGTCTCTGCTGACTTGATGCCAACTTGAACATTACCTTTTGCTTCAATTAAAGAAGCTGTCTTTGCTGAGAAGATAGCGGCAGCAGTTAGCTGTTGCTCATTTTCTTTAACATAGTTCGTAAGTGCTGATAAATCTAATGCCATCTTATTTGTTTTTTAAATTTTGAAATGCTTTTTGTAAATTGTTAAATCTGTCATCCTTTTCAGACTTTAATACTTTCTGAAAATTATTTGGCTGTGTGATTGCCTTGTCGCTTGGTTCTTTTGCTAATGACTCAATAATTTCAGCAGATAACTTAACTGCTTCTTTCATTGATTCATTCTTCTTTTTTAGTTCATCTACCTGTGCTGCTAAATCATCAACTTTTGCTGATAAACTTGCTACTGCCTCCTCAAACTTAGCCATTGCTTCATCTTTCTTAGGTTCTTCCGCAGGTACATCTTCTTTTTTGTCATCAGCCGCCTCAACTTCTACTTCTACTTCCGGTGCTTCTTCTGCCTTTTTAACTTCGGCAATTTTACCTTCTTCAATTACTACAACGATTTCTCCTGATTCTAATTGATGTTCTCCAACAGGAGCAGGTACTGAAACTCCATCTGCACCAACAACATAGATTTCTGCTGTTTCTAGGTCGTAGCTAACGACAGTTCCATCAACCAATTTTCCTTCGGTCAATGCGAATTTTGCTTGTGTATCTACATTTTCTGTAAATAACAATTTCTTGATTTCTACTAATGCTTCTTTTGCGTTCATAATACTAAATATTAATTATTGTTTAATGTTCAATTTGTGCTAAAATTTTAAATATCTCATTCATTACTTCCTCCTCCGGAGTTACTACTTTGCCTGTCCTTTCATACCTAAATAAGCCTTCAACAGAAAATCCATTAAATGTACCTGCCTTTACTTCCTCCCATATCTTATCATTTTCAACCTTGAAACTACCAAACCATGAACCATCTGCTATGTCTTCAAAGCCTTTTGGTGGATTAACACCTCTTGCTCTGTCAATAATGTAACTTTCAAACATATAAACACCATCAATAGCCTTTTCATGTTCTACATTAACTTTTGACTGATAGCCTTTTTTAAAGAATCTTTGAACTATCTTCTTAATTTCCTCTCCTGTAAATACTACATAGTATTCTCCTTCTTCATCTCTCCTATAAATAGGTAGGTCTGCAATCATCAAAGGGCCTGATACTATTCTTTGCTCATCATTGGCTACAAACTTCATTCTGTTATTAAATGCAACAAAGTTTTTCTGAATAGCCGGATACTCAACTAAGGCTACATAGTCTACTTCTTCCTGTCCTTCTTCATTGTCAGTAATTACCAACCTATATAACGGTAAATTTTTGTCCATACATATAAATATTAGAAACCTGCTCTGCGTTCAATATCAGCTACTCTCTTTTGTGTACCTGTTACTTCACTTTCTACAACAAATGCTCTCAGTGGCTTTTGGTTTTGCATTACACTAGCTATTGAAGTTACAGGACTATTGCCTAAGGTAGGCACTGCCGAGGTAACTTGTGGTGCTGCTGCTGATACAGAAGGTGCTGATGCTGCTCCTCCACCTCCGGGAGTCTTTACTGATAGGATTGACTTAACATTTTTGATACCACCTGCTACTGCTACACCTGCCGCTACTGCCGCCAATGCAGGTCCAACAATTGGAATACCAACCATTGATTGATATGCCTTAGTTGCTGCTAAGTATGTATCAATAGTTGCACTAGCTACTGCAAATGCTTTACCTGCTGCTGTTTCTTTACCTACTACATCTGACAAACCACTAAGCAATGCAGAAATTTTTTGAGCATTCTCAACCTTAGCTGCTGTCTCTTTCTTATCAATTTCTATTCTTGCATTAGCATTTGCCTCAACACCTTCATTGTAAGCCTTCTCTGTAATCAAACCATTTTTGAATGATTCTTTAAGTAAAGCATCCTTTTTGTCTAACAAAGACCTTTCTACATCAAACTTACCTTGTGCCTTAGTAATTTCCTTATCTAAGTCTGTAATGTCTGCTTCTGCCTTCTTTTGGTCTGCTGCTAATTTTAAGGCAGCTAGTGCTTCTTCTTCCTTAGTAGCCAATGCTAATTTTAGAGCAGTCTTTTGCTCTGCTGTGTATTTTTCATTAGCATCAATGTCTTGTCTTTGTTGCTCAAATCCTGCTATTAACTCTGCTCTTGCCTTTTCATTCTCATCTTTAATAGCTGCTAACTTAGTTTCTAATCTAATTTTAGCAAGTTCCTTTTCATAAGCCTCAACTTTTGCTGCTTCTTCCTTAGCATACTTATCAGTTATTGCAGCCTTTTCCTTTTGCTCTGCTGCTGCTAAATCTCCGTTATCCTTAATACCTGCTTCTTTTAACTTCTTCCTTTTCTCCTTATAAGATTCTTCAATAGTTAAAAGTTCTTGTTCTTGCTGAGACTTTAACTTTTTGTTAGCTTCTCTTAAAATAGCATTAGCCTCATCTTCTTTCTTTTGTTGAGCATCATTGTCAGTCTTTGTCTTTTCTCTTGCTGCTTTATCAATACCTTGTACTGCAATCTGAAAACCTGCTTTCTTTTCTTTAAGTTTATTTAGACTAGCTTCTGCTTCCTTAATTGTTTTGTCTCCTTCTTTTGCAGTTTCTGCCGGGTCAAATACCATCTTAGCTAAACCACCTGTAAATCCTTCGGCTAAACCAAAGTTTTTACCTACTGCTTTACCTATCAAATCAATACCTGCAAGTACAGCCGTAATTGGTGCTGTAACCATAGTTATTAAACCTTGCAGAATATCTTTGTTTCTTTGTGCTGCTTTTACCTGTGCATCCTTAGTAGCCTTAGCATTTGCTAGATTAATTTCAGCAGCCTTGATTGCCTCATCTGTTTGCTTAATTTTCAAGTTAAGTATGTCTTTCTCACTCTTACCTTGTAGCTTTAACTGATTAGACTGACCATCAATAGCATCTAACTTATCTTCTTGGGTTTTTAGATTTTCCTTAGAGTCTTCATTAAGTTTCTTTTGCTCACTACCTACTCCACTTACTAATCCTTTAATATCATCCCAATAAGCTACAAGTAAACCTACTGCAACAACCAAAGCACCTATCCCTGTTGAGATAAGTGCTTTCTTGAATCCATCTACTCCGGCAGTTAATCCTTTGAATGAAATTTTTAGCTGTTCTCCTACTTTGCCTATATCTTTTAACTGAGACAAACCCTGAGACAATGCCATTGCACCTTGTACTTTCTGCAATGTTTTAGCTACATTTTCACTCTCTCCACCAAATAAAGCCATAGCACCTTGTACAGCAGCAATACCTCCTGCCGCAGTACTTGCTGCTGTTGTCAAAGCCTGAAACCTCTTGCCGGGGTCAAACAATTGTGCCTGTTCATTAGTAGCTTCTATCTCATCTTTGATAGCAGCAACCTTTTGAGCAGCAGCAATTGCCTCCTGACTAAATTCTCCAAACTTTTGTCTAGCTGCCTGTAAACCTTCAACTGATTCTCTTAATTGGAGTTTCAGGGGTTTGACATCAACATCTATTATGACTTTATTATCTTCTGCCATTGTTAATCTTTATTATCTACTAACCTATAAAATATAGGATAGTTTTCTTCTGTTTCAATTGATGCTAAATCATTGATAGTCAAATCAGAAGACCAAAGAGTTGAAACATTAATCTCTTTCTTTGCTGACATCAATTCTTCCATTTCATCTTGGAATAACTTAACATCATCTCCTGTAATTTGTTTTTTCTCCCCTTTTGCATACTTTTCAAATACTTCTTGACTTGATTTGTCTAAGGTTTCAACTTCATCATTTACTACTTTACCTAATCTATTTACATAAAGTTTAACTTTCATGCTCATTTTTTGGTGCAATAGTCCATGACTAATTACTTCCTTTTTACCTTCATTTGTTACAGCATATCCATAAAGTTCATGCCATAGATTTCTTACTTGTTTTAGATTCAATTCCATTTTGATTTGGTTTTATTGTTATTAAATATTTGGCTCTGTAATTTCAGGAACAGGAGGAACAACAACAGGAGGTACATAGTTTCCTGTAATTGTTAAATTAAGATTTTCAGGTAATGCTGCCCAACTATAAGCATATTCATCATCATTACCCCATGCTTGATATGCTTCTCCATTCATATAAAGATTACCTTCTGCTACTGAAACTAAATTTTCATCTAACAGTGAGTATACAAATGCTGCTTCAACAAATAATGTTCCACCAATAGGTTTCATATTAAATATTGTGGCATTTACCTTTTGTCCTTTTACCCAACTAGGTATTGGTTCTATTGTTTTCATCTTTTATTTTTTATAAAGTTATTAAATATATCTTAATCTTGTTGCTCTTTGTATTTTTACTATATCAGCAGGGTTTAATGCATAATTATAAATAGCAGTATAACCAAAATATCCATCTAGCCAATTGTTATACCTTAAACCTTGAAAACACCCCCAACTTGTATCAGATATAATAGAATAACTATTGCTACCTGATGCTTGTTCTAATGCATTGTTATCTGCTCTATGTGCTTGTACAAGAATAGTAGAACCATCAAATGTTGCTACAATCATATACCAAAATCCTACTAATAAAGGCTGACTTAATGGTGTTACATTAACATTAAATGCTGTACCGGTAGAACCAAGCCATCTTGTATAATTTACTCCAAAATTTAATTCATTTATTTTATTCAAATACAAACTATAACCTATTGGCTGACCTCCTGACCTTCCTTCACAAGCAATAATGCCGGGAAAACTACTTGTCATAACAGATACATTTACCCATGTTATTAAAGTATGATTTGATGTACCCGGAAACTTTGCATAATTATTTAACCTTACTGCATATTGATTTGCAGTTTGTGTACCAATATAACCTATACCTGAATTATAACCTGTTACATTTACAGCAGTTCCATTGCCTGTACCTGTTACAAATACACCATTTCTAGTATTCCCACTTGAATCAGTTATCACACTTGAAGGACTAGCATAATGACCATTCAAAGCATAGTCATGTATTATTTCATAATTACCAAATTTAAAACCTCCTCCACCCCAACTATAAAAAGCACTTGTATTATATGGAGCATTTCTATTAAAATTATTGCTACCATCCCAACTGCCTCCTACACCTGTTATCATAGTCATTTTGTCTAATGAACCATAAGGTCCACCATAAGGAGCATACAATGGCAAATCATTTGCTATTACACTAAAAGATAAAGCACCTGAACTTGGTAAAGACATTAGACTTTTTGGTTTTTAAGTTCATTAATCTGTTTCTGTTGTTCTTTAATAGCCTCAAATAATACAGCTACTGCATTTGAATATTTAACAGACTTAATTCCATCATCATCAGTATTAACTAATTCAGGAAATTGTAGTTCTAATTCTTGTGCAATAAATCCTATATTATTTTTTAATCCTGTATCTTTTCTGTCATACAATACACCCCTTGATTCTCCTATTCTATTCAATACATTTTCAATAGGTCTAATGTTTTCCTTAAATCTAATGTCTGAAAATGCAACTACATCTCCACTAGCAGTTAAAGTACCTACTGAATTTACAAACAATACATTTGTGCTTGTAGATACATTTCTAACTCTAAATCCTCTATCATTACCATTAGCTGATGTAGCAGCAAAATATACTGTTGGATAATATGTTTCTCCTGAATTAAACATTCCAAATCCCCAATTAGTATCACTTACATTTGAAACCATCCAATTATAAGTTTGTCCACCTAAACCTATATCTCCAAACACTTGCAATCTTTTACCATGGTCAGTTCCTGTACCATTCAAAACTAAGTTACCTGTTGATTGAAATATCTTAAAATTGTTATCAGTCCAAGTAGTACCAATATAACCTGATATAATAAAGTTATTTGTACTCCCTTCTCTTGTTACACCCCAATAAGGTTGACTACCTACATCAAATCTAATACGCTGATAGTTTGCAGAACTATTTGTAATCAAAACTTGGTTTGCATAAAGACCATCTTTTACAGGAGGTTGTGCATTCCATTCATAGGTAATAAGTCCATTGTTTGCAATTTGCATAGGTGATGCCCAAGTAATTGTAGAATTAGCAGAAGCAAATGTTGCATTACTTATTCTAAAATTTATATTACCTCCATATAAACCAATATTAGCCGATTGCCCATCTCCAACTGATTTCCAACCTGTATCACTAAAATAAGCATTAAGTGACATGTGCAAATCTGTACCAATAGAACCAACAGATGAATATTTAGTACTATCAAATTGAATAATTCTTGCAGCACTATTCCATGCACTAGGTATACAAGACAATCCTATATTACCTCCTAATGTAATTCTTGCTCTTTCACTAGTAGCACCTCCATTAGCATTATTAAATACAAAATCTCCTGTTGTTTGATTCTCTCTACCAATATCCCAATGAAATCCATTACTTACACTACCTAATCTTAAAGATGGGGTAGCTGATGAACCTGCTAAATGCAATAAATTTGTAGGGTCGCTTACATTAATACCAACATTACCTGTATTGTAATAAATTTTAGTTCCATTTGTAGTCCATTGAGAACTTCCTCCTCCTGGAATTGCTTGTGTAGACAAAGTTCCATCAGAACTAGCTACTACCATTCTTGTACCTGTACCTGACAAATTAGATAATAAAATACTTCTATCATTATTAACTTGTATTGCAGTTGTGTATGTAACTGTACCTGCCGCAGTACCTGATGGTGCTGTTTGAAAATACATTATACCTGCTGCCTTATCCA